GAATATCGCTTCAGTACTGGCGCTGGTTAACGAGAACGCCAATGGCGCTTATAACGCAACCAAGGCTTACGTGCTCTCTTTAACGCGTAACATGCAGCGTGAGCTGGCTGATAGCGGATTACGCATTCAGGCGGTGCTGCCGGGCCTGACGCGCACCGAGATCTTCCAGCGCACCGGACGCTCTGTTGATGACTTGCCGGCGCATATGGTGATGGAGGTGGAGGATTTGGTGGCGGCGGCGCTACGCGGGCTGGATGCCGGTGAGCCCATCACGATCCCTTCGGTAGAGGATATGGGCCTGTGGCAGACGTTCGAGCAGTCACGCAGTGCGATTCTGCCGTTTATCTCGCTTAGCCAGCCGGCTTCACGTTATCGCCAGCAGTAAAGCAGGTTGAGGCAAGGCAGCAGCCAGCCTTGTCTCAAAACCGGCCGGGATTGTGCGTTAATTCCGCTGTAAGGCAGAGCTTGAGGATTTTTGCTGAGAGATCAATGACTCAGGTATTGTGCTAATTTTCGCCAACCGGTTGGCGAATGCTGGATCACCTATTCGAGATACTTTATAATCCCCGCTCCGCTGGCCCCTTAGCTCAGTGGTTAGAGCAGGCGACTCATAATCGCTTGGTCGCTGGTTCAAACCCAGCAGGGGCCACCAAATTTAGTGATGAAAATCATGCATTTAAGCCACCTTTGAGGGTGGCTTTTTTGTTTTCAGCTATCGCCATTGGCAGCAAAATGGCAGCACATTTTTACGCAAATTTGCCGCTCAGGCAGATCGACAGAAAAAACCTTATAGCGTACACAGCTTAGGCAAAGAGATACTAATTGAAAAAGCACATCATCTTTACCGACATTACATAATAAAAAAACCCGCCTAAGCGGGTCGTTGATTTTAAAGCCAGAGGGCGCCTTGCAATGCTCTGTCGGGGTGTGGTGGTACTGGTTTTACCTTACCGGGATTCATGATAATTTCTGACACAGTTTCATGAGACTTAAACGTGCAACTACAGTTAATGTTCTGGCACTGGTTATAACGCTCTTTAGTAGTTTTTGAGACCTGAAAGCTACTTCTTGTGTGGGCAGCGTTCCCGCACAGAGGACAATTCATCATTTATATACACCTCACACAATCTCATTTTGGCTGAATCATACACAAAAAAACCCATTTGAGATACTTCTCATTCCATATCTAATGAATCAATTTTCACTTCTAATTCAATACTGGTCGTATATCCGCTGTCTGCGCTCAAGCTGTGCGTCAGGGTCGTGATAATCCATTCACCCGCATCAATCATCTGCTTGAACCCGCTCACCTTCACGGGCATTTCCGTATAGAGATCAGCCCGGCCACGTGCCAGCTGAATGGAGAACGAGGCGACACCACGCTGCAGCCGCTCCCATTGCATTTTTGCTGCCCGCTCTGCGTTAGCGCGGTTCGCATAGGTGCGACTCAGTACCAGCACGTTTTCATCGGTCCCGATCAGATAATCACCCTGCTTTGCCTCTAACTCTTTTTTCTTCCCCGTGGCTTTGCGCCGGCGTTTCACTTTTGCTTCCGGTTTTTTTGCAGGTTCACGGGTGTGCAGCCAGCTGGCAATTACGCCGGTATACGCGTCACGGTCCACCAGGGTGAACCTATGCCTGTCGCCGTCTTTACGCTGGAGGGTGATCACCGGCAGCGCTTTTCCACTAGCCGTTTTCCCCTGCCCCTGCCGGATAAACAGCAAGTTGCCGTTTTTCACGCAGGCAATCGCGCCGCACTGCTTTGCCAGTCGCATCAGAAAACTGGCGTCCGATTCATTGGTCTGATCAAGGTGGTCAATGTCCATATTCTTCACGTTCTCACCCAGCACCGCCGTCAGCTTGTGACGCCCGGCAATCTCTTTCACCATTTCCGCAACGGTGGTTTTATGCCAGGACTTTTCCCGCCTGACGTTCAGCGTCTGCCGGAAATCCGCGCTGCGTGCGCGCAGCACCAGTCGATCGGGCGTGCCGGTGTGCTCAATTTCATCCACTGTGTAAGTTCCTTTTGAAAACAGCGCCTCACCCTGCCAGCCCAGCGCCAAATCCAGCAATACGCCCCGGCGCGGCAGCTGCAACTGGCCGTCGGCGTCGTCCAGCTCAATGTCCAGTTGGTCAGCTTCAAAGCCACGGTTATCGGTAAGCGTCAGATTCAGCAGCCGCTTTTCCAGCTTCTGCGTGATGTCGGCGCCCTCCAGCGTTAACCGGAAAGCAGGCGCGTTTGACTGTCCGTTAATCCACTGGCCGGTAGTCATGAAAACAGCCCTCCCGCAGCATCGCTCAGCCTGCCGGCAGCAGACGCTGCCGCGCCGTTAATGGCCGAAAGCTGATCGCTCAGGCTACCGAACATTTCGCCCAGCGACTCGTCGGTCCGCTTGAGCGTTATCGTGAACTCAATACGGCGACACACGCCACTGCTGAAAAACTCCGCTTTGGTCTGGCTCAGGTTCTCAATTACGAACATGCCGTAAATCGTGCCGCTCCCCTCAATCAGCGGCCATGCGCGCCCCAGCTCTGCCACCTGTTCCAGCGCGTAAAGTGACAGCCTGCCGCCGGTTATCTCCGGCAGCAGTACGCCAGTCAGCGTCAGCGAGTCATTATCCGGCCCGAGAAACTGCAGCGCCGGGCGCACGCCTACCCGACTGTTTGAGGGAAATCGCCAACTGCGCTGCAGCTGCAGCTCCTGATAAGGGACCGTTTCCAGCATGAAAACGAACATTCCCAGCGTCATCATCATTCCTCAAATCCTCCCCTGTCGTGATAGCTGCTGCGCGCGCGGGCTTCTGTCTGCCGCTGCTCTGCTTTTATCCGGCGCATCACTTCATCGACCAGATCCTGCTGGCTTTGCCCTGGCTGCTGCACGATGGTGAAGGAAGCATGAATCTGTGGCGCCACTGCGGACGGTGCAGCCTGAGTGCGTGGCGCCGCCTGCTGGTATGCCTGCGCGGGCAGGCTCAGCGGGTGCAGCGGCTTCGCCTCTGCCGTAGCCGCCGCGCCGCCCAGCGTCAGCGCCGCCAGGGCGGCCAGGCGTGCAGTGCCTCGGCGGCTGGTTATATTTGCCGGACCGCTGACCAGCTCAGGACCGTTCTCACCGGCTATTCCAAACTGGCCTGAAGGAATAAACCCGCCGCTGTCGTACATGCCGGCAAACGCCGGAAACCCGCCCGCTGGCAGCGACACGCCGCCACCCGTTTTCACCTGCGCCGGATGCGGCAGCTGCGGCCCGGCGGACTTGTCGCCGCCTGGCTTCAGAAAGTCTGGCAGATAGTCGGTGAGAGATGAGAGCTTGCTTTTGATTGCCTCCCACTTCTGGTTGATACCGGCCAGCAGCCCGTCAATCATCTGCACGCCCGCATCCTGAAAGCGTTCCGGCAGCGCTTTCGTGGTGTCCACAATTTCGTCCCACTTCTTCGCGATCGCAGACTTGATGTTTTCCCACGCCTGCGACAGCGAGCTTTTAATCATCTCCCATGCGTTCGAGGTGAGTACCTTAATTCGCTCCCACAATTCCTGAAATTTTGGCCCCAGGGTGTCCCAGTTTTTCCAGAGAAGATAAGCACCAACGGCAATCAGGCCGATCACTGCCAGAATGGGGTTTGCCATCATTAGCCGCCCCAGCCATAGCACGCTTTTGCCGACGATACCGATCGCGCTTTTAATCAATCCGAAGGAGCTGAACGCCTTAATACCCAGCACATTGAAACTCAGCCGTAGCAGGGCCAGCGGCCCGACAACTGCCGCCACGCCAACCATAAGCGCGCCCATACCCAGCACCAGCGCAGAGAGCACAGCGGCAACTTTCACCACCGTGCCAGCCAGCTTTTTGTTGTTTTCAACCCAATGGCGGACAGAGCCGGTTACCGCTTTTACCGTATTCATGATGTCCATCAGCGGGGTGCGCAGCGAATCACCGAGCCCGCTCATGGTATTAGCGACGCCGGTTTTCGTCAGCATCCACTGTGCGGAAAGGGAGTCCTTATTGATGTCGGACTCTTTCTGCATCGAGCCCTTCGCCGCGTCACCCTGGGTCAGCTGCAGCTGGCGCTGCAGTTCCGGCATGTTGTTCGCAAGCTTCGCCGCGTCCTTGCCAAACTCCTTACCGAAAACCATCGTCATGGCGGTAAGCCGCTTATCTGCCGGCAGCTTGTTGACCTTCTCCAGCACGCGCTGAATGGTGCCCATGGCGTCGGTTATCATCTGCTTTTCAATCTTAGCCGGATCGAGTTTCAGCAGCGCCATGCCGCCCATGAACGATTTACCCTGCATAGTGGCTACGGACAGCTCACGCACCATGGCGTTTGCCGCGCTAGCGGCGGTTTCCGATGTTGCACCCAGCGACAGGAACGTGGAGCCTAACGCCGCCGCTTTCCGGTAGTCCAGCCTGTCGGCCACGCCGCCCATGCGCTGCAGCACGTCGATAATGTCCGCACCTTTAGACATGGCGTTATCGTCCAGGTAATTCAGCGCATCGCCCAACTGCTCAATGTTCCGCGTGGGGATTTTATACAGTTGTGCGATTTTCCCCAGCCCTTCGGCAAGCTCACCGGCGGGCAGCTCAAACGCGGTTGACGCTTTTGCCGCCGTGGTGGCAAACGCCAGTAAATCGCGCTTCTGGTCCTCATACGGATCATTCTGGTTGGTCACGCCCATGCGCGCGCCGCCCTCGACCAGCGCCGCATAATCTATCGCTCCGTTCTCCATCGGCAACTGCTCACTGGCCGCTTTGATGGCGGCCTGCATGTCATAAAAATTCTTTGTGCGGTTGCTGTTATCATCGCGCAGGCCGTTAACCTGCTTCGCCACTCCTTTCATGGCGTCTTCCATCTCCGACGATGATTTTACGGCGGCCAGCACCGGCGCGCCCATTGCCAGGCCAGCGGCGGTCGTTGACGCCCCGGCACCTGCAATGCGATCCCGCGCCTCAAGCGAGCGTGAATAGCGCGCACGCGCTGCGCTCAGCTTTGCCTGCCGCTCTCCCAGCTTTTTAAGCGACAGCTGCTGCCGGTCAATGGCGGCGCGCGCCTCGTTCGACTGACTTTTCAGCTCGCGCTGTGCCTGGCTCAGTTTCTTCGTGTCGATACCAGCAGCGCCAAGCGCCTCACGCTGGCGCTGCACCGATAGGCGCAGCCCGTTGTAAGTCTGCTGCAGCTGGCTGGCGCGGTTTTTTGCTTGTTCCAGCACGCGGGCCTGTGCGGCGGTAGGCCTGTTTGTTTCCGTAAACTGCACGGCCAGCCGCGCCGCTTCTTCACGGGCGGTCTTCAGATTATTCGCGGTAATGGCAAGCTGTGAGCGGGTTTTACGGAAGCCGTCAATGCGCCCGGCCTGCGCATCCAGTGCCTTAAGGGTGTTGCGGGTATCGCGCAGTGTGCCAGCCAACTCACGCGTACTGTCGCGGGCATTGCGGAAGGGACGAGTCAACTTATCGACCGCGCCCAGCACGACCTGCAAACGCAAATTTTTATCACTCATCGCTGGCCCTGTGTCGCAGGATTGCTTTGTGCCGCCACTCCAGAACCTCGGTCAGCGTCATGAACTCGGTAACAGAAGGCGGCCAGTGAAAGACTGTGGCGATGTCCGCCACCAGATCGTCTACCGTCAGGCCGTCGCCAAATCCGACAGGACCGACTTCTTCAGCAAAAAAGTAACCACCTCTACCGACAGACTCACCAGATCAGCGGGGTCCATTTCATTGATTTCCTGCGTCGTCAGTGCCGGGGTAGTGATGCGCGGTAGCACGGTGATCAGTGCGTTCACGTCCATGTCCAGCAGCGCCTGCAGGCGAGTGCCGCGCAGCGCGCCGGACTGCGGCTTGCGAACGGTGATGTGGGTGATTTCAGTTTTGCCGCGCAGCAGTGGGGTGTCCAACTCGATGGTTTTTTCAGTGGTTTTGTCAGTCATGATGCGATTCCGTTAAAAGTGATAAAGCGGCAGGCCGGTGCCTACCGGGTTGATTACAGGCCCAGCGCGTTGCGATGCGCTTCCATCAGGTCTTTTCCGTCCACGATGTGGATCATGTTCACGAGGTCTACCTCATAAAGCACTTCGCCGTTAATGGTGAGCTTCGCGTAGCTGTTGGTGCCGGATACCTTCGTGGAGCTGGATTCGCCGGTCTTCCACTCGCCGGAGTCCAGCTCCTTGTGACGGCCGCGCACGACCAGCTCCACCGCCTGCACTTCGCCAGTGTCGTCGCGCTGAATGGAGCCGGTAAAGCGCAACTGGACGCCGTCTACGGTTTCGGTGCCGAGCTGTTTAAACAGAAGCGCTTCAGTGCCGCCGATGGTGAATTCCGTATCCAGCGCGCCGTCGTCCAGGCCCATGTCGATGTCGACCGCGCCGGCCATGCCACCGCCACGATATTTCTCAAACTTGCGGGTTAGCTTGGGCAGCGTCAGAGACTCGACCAGCCCCTGCCAGTTGTTGCCAGCGTTAAACAGGTTCAGGTGCTTTAGCTTGCGGGGTAATGCCATGATTCAGTCTCCTTATGCGCCGACGCGGCTGCTGAAGTCGACCAGATACTGGTCGGTGATGCGCTGGCGCAGCAGCAGGTTTTCCAACGGCGGTACCGGCGTGTAGTCGTAATCAATCAGCAGCTTGCCCGCCTTCAGCGTGTCTTTATCGTTCACGCTCGCATCCAGCCAGCAGTCCGCGCCAATCAGATAGCCCTGATTAACGAGGCTGCGCAGCTTCGCGCGGATACTTTCGATAATGTCGCGCGCCAGCGATGGGTTCAGCGGGCCGTCAACCGCCCACATCTGCGCCTCTGCCATTGTGTCCATCAGCACCTGTGCAGTGCGGGTGTAACACTCAAACGCAAACAGCGGGTCGTCGCTCAGGCATCGCGAGCCCCAGAAGCGGTAACCGTCTTTGCGGATAAGCGTGGTGATATCGTTCTGGTTCAGCAGGCCCGCGTCGGTGGCCGGGTCCTGCAGATCCCAGAACACGTCTTTGGAAATGCCGGTCACGCCATTCACTCCGACATTAGAGAGCGACTTATGCCAGCCGGTCTGCTCGTCGATTTTGGCGCGCAGACCGGGCGCGCGGGCGGTAGCGTAGGCCGTGGCGTCCTGATTCAGCACGGTGTCAAAGCTGATGAAGTCAGGCCAGATAAGCATGCCCTCGCGCTGGCTGAAGTTAGCGCGGTAGGCGATCGCTTCCTCTACGCTCTTGCAGCCGTAGGCGGAGAGATACGCGAAGCCGCGCAGGCTCTGCGCCACGCTCAGCAGCTCGGTGGCTACAGCCTGCGTATCGTGCCCTGGCACGCCGAGAATGCGGGGTTTGACGCCGCATACCGACTGCGCGGCCAGTAGTGCTTTCATGCCAGTGCGCTTGCCGTCAGTGACGCCGCCGATGATATTCGAGGTGGTTTCGGCCTCGGTTTCACCCTGCGGCACTCGCACTACAACGGTGACGGGTTTTGCCTGGTCGGCGATGGCGTCAAGCGATCGGGCAAGCGTGCCGGAATCGCCCGCTTTGCCGCTGGCGGTGAGTACGTCGGTCAGCAGCACCGGACGGTTGAGCGGGAACACAGACGCGTCGGCGTCGTCGCCGGTGCAGACCAGCCCGACAATCGCGGTGCTCACGGTGGTGATGGTTCGGGTGCCTTCGTTGATTTCCTCAACGCGTACGCCGTGATGATAATCCTGTGCCATGTGGCGGTTCTCCTGTGAAGGGGTTCCGCTATGGTCGGCGCTCTACTGATTTCAGGCATCTGATTAATCTTGTGCCAGGACTGATACAACGGGCAAACGCAGCGCCTGTTGCTCGGCGGCTGGGATATAGCGATAAATCGTTTTTACCGACACGCCCAGCACTAGCGACACCTGCAGCAGCGTAGCGCCCTGCGCAAGCATTCGCCTGGCGCGATCTGTTACTTCCGGGGTCATTATCCGTCGCCTGCCGCCAATGCGGCCCTTTTCCCGGGCGGCGGCGAGCCCGGCGCGGGTGCGCTCCACGATAAGCTCGCGTTCCATCTCAGCGAGCGCCCCCATGACATGAAAGAAGAAACGCCCCATTGGCGAACTGGTATCAATGCTGTCTGTCAGGCTGCGAAACCCTATACCTCGCTCGCGTAGCTCTTCGGTCAGCATAACAAGATGACGCATACTGCGCCCGAGCCGGTCGAGCTTCCATACCACTAAAGTATCGCCCGCCTTCAGTGTACGCAGCGCCTTTTTCAGACCGGGCCTGTCCCGCGCCTTTCCGCTTATTTTATCCTCGAAAATCAGCTCACATTCTGCGCTGGCAAGTGCATTGCGCTGTAAATCCGTGTTCTGATCATTTGTTGACACCCTGACATAACCGATTAGCACCTTTGATATCCCTAAAATGCCGCAAAGTGTGCCAGTGCTGAGCAGATTAGGGCTAGGGATTTCTTTCCCGTTAACCTTGGTTTGGGCGAAGCGGCAAAGCGCTCAGTCGGCACGGGTTCGAATCAGATCCCGGATATGAACAGTTTTTCTTTCACGCCGGGGAACCCGCTTAGCTTTACGTTGCCGGGTGGATTGATTCTGAAAGCAGGCAATGCGGGCATTCCGGCTACTGATTACGTCAAATCGGTTACGTTCGCGGCGGCTTTTCCAAACACCTGCGTCGCGGGGGGCATCCTCAGCGTTGAAGAATCAACAAGCGTTTACGAATTTGGTCAGTGCGTTGCCCGTTCGGCCGGTGGGCTGACTTTAGCAGTTTATGGAGCGAACGCAGGCGTTGCGCCTGGCGTAAGCACAACAGCGGTCACCGTTTCATGGTTTGCAGTGGGGTACTGAATGGCTACGTTTTTTAGCGCATCAACTTTGTGGTTTTATAACGACTCAGACAAAGCGAAGTACGAATCCGGGATTGGCTGGCCGACGGACGCGGTAGAGCTCAGTGATGACGAGGTGCTGACGTATACGCAGACCGCGCCAGTGGGTTATGTGCTCGGCGCTGACGCATCAGGAAAAGCCGCATGGATTGCAGCCCCGACGCCAGACCAGGCGGAACTGGTTGCAGCAGCTGAAACCAAGAAAACCGCGCTTCGTGCTGAAGCTGATGCTGCCATAGCGCCGTTGCAGGATGCTGTTTCACTCAACATGGCTTCAGAAGAAGAAGCCGCCAGCTACGATAGCTGGCGGCAATATCGCGTACTGCTTAATCGCGTGGATACTTCACAGGCATTGGCTATCGAATGGCCGATTAAGCCGGACTGACCGGCCAGTTAATATCCGGGGCTGTTGAAGTGTCAATCCGGCTTAAAAGCACCCTGTATTTTTTCCAGGCATTTAACTTAGCTTTTTCCTCGTCTGTCGCCATTTCTAAGTCAAGCGCATCCTGCAGCGGCGCAATCGCCGTATCCGCCTCGCTGCGACTAACGGTGCGCTTTGACTCTGCCAGTAATACCTGCTCCTGCTGTGTCAGTGGCGGCGCATCTACCCATACTGGCAGGCCGTTTTCAGCGCCAAGTACCTTGCCCTGCGGTGGCTGGCCGGAGTAAATCGCGTGTTCAGCATCTGAAATTTCTCTGGCATCACCCGGCCATGTACCAGCCATATCGTAGGCGTCTTTAATAGCACCGTCATAAAATCCGATTTCGCCAGCCGTAAAAAAGTATGCCATATCAGTACCCTATTGCGATGTAAGTGCAGGTGATACCAGCACCGAGTGGTGTTGATGGAGTAGTAGAGCCGAGAGAGAAGCCCCGGAACGTAAAGCCGGTGCGGGCAATGTTGCTTGCCGCGAAGAACGCCGGGGCCGTACCTGCGTTATAAAGCGCCATTACGGCGACGCAGTTAGTCGGGAAAGCTGAAGCAAACGTGATCTGGTTATCGGGGCCGGCACCGGTCGTCATTGAGCCATATTTAAGCGTGAACTTATTAGGAAAGGCGAACGTCGTATCCGTCCAGGTGAAGTTGCTCATATCCGGGATCTGATTCGACGCCGTGCCGACTGCACGCTTTGCCGCTTCGCCCAAACCAAGGTTTGCAAGAAAAGCGCTGACGTTTGCAATGTCGCTGCCATTTTTGGCAATGTCCATTTTACCGGCCAGCGCGTTGGTCATTGTGGTGGCGAAGTTCGGATCGTTCCCGAGCGCGTCGGCCAGCTCTTTCAGGGTGTCGAGCGCCGCCGGTGACGACGCCACCAGTGCGGTAATGGCCGCTTTAACGAATGCGGTGGTCGCAATCTGCGTATTGTTTACCGTCTGTGCCGCCGTTGGTGCCGTTGGCGTGCCGGTCAGCGCCGGATTGGCAAGGGGCGCCTTGAGCGCCAGCGCGCTGTTCACCGTGGCGATAATATTCTGCACAAAAGCCGTGCTGGCGATCTGCGTCGTGCTGGTACCGGCTGCGGCGGTAGGTGTTTTGGGTACTCCCGTCAGCGTCGGGCTTTCCTTTGGCGCGTACTGCGTATGCGGGTCAGTCGCCTTCAGGTGTGCATCCATCAGGCTGTCGGCGTAGGCCTTTACCTCGATCACCTTTTCATCCACGTACTGGCGCGTCGCCAGAACCACGGACGGGTCTATTTTGAGCGTCACGGCGTCGGTACTGCTGACGATGATCATCATACGCAGGCGCTGCGTGCGCCCGCTGCCCTCCTGCAGCTGCGGCTTGTAGGTTTCGGCGGTGTTGCACACTGCAATCAGCACGCCGTCGGCATCAAACAGGCCCATTTCGCGTATCCAGAATCCGCCCTCGGTTTCCGGGATAACCTGCTCGGCAATGATCTGGCTGCTGTTGGCCGCGTCCACGGTGAGCGAGTTCAGCGCCGCGCGCCGTACCTCGTTAACCAGCTTCGTCTGCGCGGCGTTCGGCGTGGGCAGCGTACCGCCGCCGTCGCCCACAGCCATGTGCGTAATATTGAGTTTGGTACCGAGCGACACGGCATTGGCAATCTTAGCCGCGCCGAGGTTGGTCACTATTGCATAAAATTTTTGTGTCATGGTCCCACTTCCAGCAGGTCGATTACGTGAACCGCCGCGCCCGCGTAAGCCGGGCCGCTGACGGAGATAATATCGGGCGTGTACGGATAAACGGCCAAATCGTCGCCGTCATAGCACGCTGCGCCGGTGTAAAACTGTCCGCTGCTCTGCAGGTTGATGGACATGCCGAGCATATGCCGGCTGCAGGGCTTCGCGTCACTGATAAGCCGCTCAAGCTCCAGATAGGTTTCCTCCGTGATGCCCTTATCTTCCACGCCGATGTCCAGGCGAAACGTGCCGGGCGCGTCGCCGTTCTGCCACCACTCGATCACGCGAATAAGAAAGCCGAACGGCTCCACCACGCGGCGTACCGCGCTGATGGTTCCTTTGTGCTGATGGATGTAAAACGCATCGCGCACCACCTGACGCTTTACACTCTCTGTCCAGCCCTCATCCCAGCGGTCCACTGAAAACGCCCAGGCGAGATACGGCAGAAAGCTCGCCGGGCAGGTTGCCGGGTTCCACATGTCGCGCAGCGGCACATTTAAACCCGATATGCCGCTGCAGGCTTCAGCGAGACGGCGCTCAAGCGCGGACGATCCCGGAGGTAGCAGGCTGCTGTTACTCATAGCGTGACTCCGTCAGAGGCCACCGACACGTCGGTGGCGGTGCAGTTACCCGCCTGAGTGCGGTCCATGATGATGTCCGCTGCCGGCTCGGTAATTTCTACCCAGTCCACACCGGCCACGCGCAGCACCGCACCGTAAGACTCCCGGCGCACGCTGCGGCCCAGCTTTTTCTGCTCTGAGAGGTAAGCGGCAAGCTTCGCGTTCGCCGCCTCAAGGCACGGTGCAGCGGCCACACCGTCAAAAAGGTGCAGCTTTGCCCTCACGCTGTAGTCATGGATCTTTGCGCCCTGCACGGTGACGCGGTCCGCTACGGGCCGCACGCTCTCGGCGTTTAGCGCAGCGTTCACTGTAGCGAGAAGGTCCGCTGCCGCCACTCCGTTACCTTCCCGGCTCAGCACTGTGATCAGAATCTCCGCCGGTGCCGGGCTGGTCGCTGATACGTCCTGCACCCGCCCGTCCGCGCTGCGGGCGTGAAACTCATACGCCGCCGTCGGTCCGGCCACGGACAATCCCTCAAACGCCTCCGGCACGCGCACGCGCAGCGCGTCGTCCGCTTCCATTACCGCATCGACCGGGGGCACCGCGTCGGAGTTGGCCGGCGTGACGGTCAGGCGCTGCACGTTGTACGCCGCCGCCAGCTGATCGAGGTCGCTGCCGAGCGCGTACGCTACCATCACGGCCTGCGCCGCCTCGTTAATGCGCTGGCGCAGCAGGATTTCGCGGTAGACGCTTTCCTGCAGGGTTTTGACTATCGGATCGGATTCCAGCGCCAGCACGCGGCGCACTGCCGCCTGCTCGCCTACCGGATAGAGCGCTATCAGCGCCGCTTTGCGCGCATCCAGCAGCGCGTCAAAATCCGGCACCTCAATAATTTCCGGCGCGGGCAGCTGCGAAAGGTCAATTACCGCCACGATTTCCCCCTGTTGGTACGGATAAGGCGACCGGCGAGCCGTCGTCCCGCTGGCCGGTCAGTTCGACCACCATTGTCCCGTCAAAGGCGCTGGTGATATTCACTGTGCTAAGCGTGATGCGCGGCTCCCAGCGACTGAGCGCGGTATAGACCGCCGCCATCACCTGCAGGCGCGTAACTGCGTTTTGCGGCCGGTCAATTAGCACCGACAGCAGCGAGCCATATTCCCGGCGTGCCACGCGGCTACCCTCCGGCGTCATCAAAATGTCGCGCACGCTCTGGCGGATGTGGTCGATGTCCGTCACCGCTTCGCCAGTGTCGCGGTTCATGCCGAGATACATCATTGCGGACCTCCCGTATTACTGCCGCCTGACATAACGCCGCCGTGCTTATGGGTGTGCACCACTATGCCGTTTGAACTCATGGCGCCGCCGCCCTGCGTTACGTCTCCGTTCATTACGGTGTCGCTGCTGATCCGGCTCTGGCTGGCGTCCAAGCTAAAGTTTTCAGTCAGCAGCTGAATGCCGTCCGCCGCCTCAATGCGCACGCTTTTGATATTCTTTATCAGCAGCTGGCCGGATTCCGGCTCATACTGGAACCAGCCGCCGTCCTTAAACACGGTGGTAGCACCATCCTCGGAATAGTCAGGCGGCGGGAACGCGTCTGAATAAATGGCCGGCAACGCAAACGCGGTTTCCAGATTGCCGCCGAGGCTCAGCAGCACAACCTGTTCCCCTACCGTTGGTTTCCACCACGTGCGGGTATTGCCGGCGCGCAGGGTCAGCCAGTTGATCCAGTTGGTTTCAAGGTCGCCCGTTTTCACCCGGCACAGCCAGTTCACCGGGTCCACTTCGGACACGGTGCCGGTGCGGATCAGGTTGGTGATGAGGCGCATTAATTCAGTGAGTTTTTCGTTCATGGTGTGAGAGTGGCACTAAGGCGGGGGCCTAGCATCTGCCCCGTATTGTCTCAGGTATGACACAACGAGAGCACAGCGAACTATCCAGTCAATACAAATGCCTACCTGCGCTTACGCTGCTTAATGATTTTCCTTTTGAACTGACTGTAAAAGTTTATGGATTTTTTTTTACTTAATAATGTAATGTTGTTATCACAAATGGCTATTTCCTATGGAGAGTGAAATGCTACAGGTCTGCAATGGTAACTTTCTTTTTACTGATGACGTTTATAAAACAATGCATCGTGCCCCCTTATATACAAACTTATCTTTTCCAACTGATAAAATTCAGCTATGCATAGGAACTTTAACCACAACATCTTACTTCTTGCCAATAACAACCTTGATTGCAGAGGTGGAGGAAAAGCAGCCTGCTAAAAATACTAATGGCGAGCATAATGCTTTCATTGCCACAACAGGCAAAGATGTTATGAACGATTTGGCTATCGTTGTAGCATTCTTTTTTGATGGTTTCTGTACTACATCATTCAAGTTGGCAAAGGAGATTTTATCCGATGACATGATGCCGGATACCACCAAAAAAATTAATGAGTACGTAGATGGTTTTTTTGATACAAGAAAAGTTGTAACTCCAGAGCAACTTGAAGAGTTTGTTAATTTCTTTAATAAGCTGGTAAGTCTATCCAGAAAAAACTATATAAAAGCCATCAAAGCTATAAGGCGCTATACCACAGCTTTATTAAGAATATCGGATGACTTAGATGCAGCTTATGCATTGTTTGTTGCATCAATTGAATCTCTGGCTCAGGACTTTTCAGGATACGAAACTACTTGGCGTGACGTAGAGACCTCAAAGCGATCAGCTCTAGATAAAATTTTAATAAAGGTTGAAGCCGAAGAGGCTGAAGAAATTAGGGCGGAGATACTAAAACATGAACATTTAGCATTAAGTAGGAAATTTTGCAGCCTTGTGATGGCGTCTTTAACAAAAGAATTTTATAAGCCACATGAGAAATACAAAATTTCAGGGTTTAATGAGTTGAATATAGCAGTCAAAAATGCTTATTCGCTTAGGTCGAAATACGTACATATATTAAGCCCATTGTCTGATAAGATAACAATGCCATATAATCTAAATTATTGCGTGGAAATAGAAGATAAGCCTTATCTTTCTTTTAATGGATTATCAAAGGTTAATCGGCAAGTTTTGTTGAAATTCATTGAGGATTCGCCTGTTGGAGGGAAAGAAAAGCTCGATCCGCATGAGTATACTCCGGGCATGGTAATAATGCGATGGTCAGAAATTTACTGGATGGGTAATGCAGAAGGTCTTAATAGTGATAATTGTGTTTCATACCTTGACGCTATTCTCTCCAGAATAGAAAGCATTATTTTGGGTGGTAAAGTCGAAATTCCGGACATGACTGCAGTAGTTGAAAAGCTTGGGGGGCTACTTGCCAGAGAGAATGGGAAAGAAAAAGCTCTCGTGATGTTTTCCTCATTGATTTTACTAAAGGTTTTTTTTGGCTATGACTTGGATTCAAAACATGAAAAAACAGTCACCAGACACAATGAGTTATTCAAACAAAAAAGTGTTTTAGTCCTTTTGATTAACACTATCTGTGGGGTTGAACTAAATGGAGCGAAGGATTTTTTTGAAAGCTTCAAGGAATACGTGGCTTCTAAGTTCCATAAAAAATCACTGAAATTCTCAGAGTTCTACGAATCATTAATGTGTGCAAATCTTATAAATCACTTTAAAAAAGACGGCGATTTAGAATTGGTTGATGAAGTGGCTGAATACATTATTTTTAACACGCCAAACTCAATAGTTCGTAAAGACATGAATGATGATAAAGATATAACTGATTTCGATATAAGTAGTTATTTACGCAGGGAAGATTAAAAATGATTTGCTATTGTTCAATCAACCAACGTAGCAAAATATGTTGAACTAATTTACTAACTTTATCACTGATGCCAATAAGTGGCCGCTCAGCATACTTTACAACTGTTCCTCGGCTGTTTACTCGGTCGCGCAGGCCGTAATGATGCACGCGGGCCAGCTTCTTCACGGCTGGCGCAAAGGCTATTTCGGCCTGATCAGCGCTGGCCTGCGCCTTCAGGTACTTTGTAGTTTTGAGCTTCGCAAACATCTTGCGCCGGATCCGGCCGGGCTTGGTGCGTGCGGTGACGCGGCGCGGCTCCCATGCGGTGCCGTCGGGCGCGCGCTGCGCGGTGATGTTTGCCTGCTGTATGCGCCTGACGTCGCGGGCCACCTCGCGCAACATCTTTTTCCGCGCCGCCGGTTCCAGCTGCGCAAGCAGCGCATTCAGCCAGGCTTCCACCTCGTGCAGTTCAGCCATGCGTCACCGTCCAGAACTCATCCGGCACACCCGGCTCCGGCACAGCCTCAACCGTCATTTTGCCGTCCACCTCACGCGTGATCACCCGCTCAGTCAGCTTCAGGTTTATGCTGATGTCGCATCGATCGTTACCGAGGATGTCCACCTCAAACGCAAAGAGCTTTTCCCGCTCCGCGCTGTTCTGCAGCGCGTCCGGCTGATTGTCCGCCAGCCAGAACAGCACCGGCGCCATCAGCAGGTTCTGGTTGCCGGTAAAGTCGGTTACCACCACGTTCAGCGTGTAGCGGTATTCCCACGACATCGAGGCGGCGGAGGTAGCAACCAGCTGGCCGTTGTCGATAAACAGATGCAGCCGGTCCGGGTTGGCGGCCACATAAGGCACTGACTTATTCAGCGCGCTGCGTAAGGACTGCGGCTTGTTCATCGTCTTTTTCCTGACAGCTGATAATGGTGTCTACCTTGTCGGCGCACGCCGCCCAGGCGGCCTCTGTTTCGTCCAGCAACGCGTTCAAATCACCGTTACTGCGCGGGGCGGACGGGTCCAGCTGGCAGCGGGTGATTTGGGGACAGCCACTCACGGTAAGATTTACCTCCGGCAAGGGCCGGTCGCTGGCGCAGCCGGACAACAGGATCAGGCAGAGGGGCATCAGCCCAGCGGCGCAGGTCTTCATTTTCACGTTTAAGCTCCTCAATGGTGCGCTGCCGGCCGCGCAGCAGCTTGCCGTTCTGCTCGGCGGCGGCGTACAGCTGCATCTGCGCGCGGTTACTGGTCTGCGTCAGGATATTCAATGCAATCAGCTGGCCGTTTTTCTGCGACAGCTTTTTATCTTTTGCGATCAGCGCTTCCTGCTGCGCCCCAATAGTTTGATAAGCGTTGTACAGCCGCCATGACTGCAAACCTGTAATCCAGGTCAGCAGCAGGATCCCCCCGATAATGATGGTAAGCCTCAATGACTGGCTCCTTTCAGGCACCAGGCCAGTTCACGTTGTCGCCGGTTGTCCAGCCCGTTGTTAAATACGCCTTTGACGTACACCCAGCGCGGCAGCTGATAACACGCCTCGCGCCATTTCTCCTGCTTCAGCAGTTTCACCATGGTTGAACCGCAGGCGTTGCCGGTGCCGACGTTGAACGCCAGCGACACCAGCGCGTCGTAAACCGGCTGCGGCATGGGAACCGCTGCGCAGCGCGCCAGTGCTGCCTCGACGCGTAACACGTTAGTGATGAAGTTGCCCGCAGCCTGCCGCTCGGTTATGGCTTTGCCGGGAATGACGCCCACAGTGTTGCCGATGCCGTCGGTCCACTTGCCCGCGTCACACAGGTACGGCTTAAGCCTGCACCCTTCGTAATCCGCGATTAGCTTCATCCCCTCCGGCGAGGTGTGCAGCATCTGGAATCCCGGCAGCAGCGCGGCGATTGCAAGCACCGCACCGACGCTGCAGCGCTTAACGGTTTGCAGATTCATATTCCTCCCGCGTGATGCGCCCGCTTGCCAGCAGCCGATAGGTTTTGTGTTTGTAGTACCAGCTGATCAGCGCCATCAGCAGGCCGATAAGCACACCGGCTACGGTTGACGCGTCTTTCAGGTTCATGCCACCCAGCCACGCCATCACCACCGCGATGCACCAGGTGATAAAAGTGCTGATTTTTTCCCACATAGTTCAGTCCCAGAGCTGGACGGCCTGCACGGTGGCCGTCGTTGTCACGTCTGGCAGCTCCACTTCCAGCCCGTGCGGCAAGATTGGGCCGTGCTCCGCCAGCCCCGGATTCGCCTGTAATACCTGCTCAGTCATGCCCTGTGTGCGCCCGTAATGACGCCAGCAGATCGCGTCCACCGTATCGTACTGCTGCGCACGCACTTTCATCAGATAAGCTCCACGGTGCAGTGCGGCAGGTTCTGCACGCGACTGATAGCCCAGCGCGCATCGCGCCACAGGTCGCCGGTAGCGTCGGCCAGCTCCTCACCGCGCTTTACGGCGGCGGCGGTGGCGTCGAAATCCTGATAGCGCTCGTTAAGCACAGCGCGGGCCCAGCACCACACCGCATTCTGGTAGTGATGCAGGCGCGCACTTTCGCCGGCCAGCGTCTCTCCCGGCACGTCGGCCAGGCTGTTAAAGCCGCGCAGCTCCTGCTGTTCACGCCACGGGTAAAGCTCCGCGTTCACTTCTGACATGGCGGTCAGCACCACCTGCCGCAGCCGCTCCGGCGTCACGGTGCCGTCAACGCGCATTGCGGTTCTGAACTTCGCCAGATCCACGTCCGGCCAGAATGAGTTGTTGGGGATAACTTCCGGCGTTCCCGTCGCCTTCTGCGGCGCTACGAATTCCATCAATTGCTACTCCTGAAAAGGGTGGGCGGTGGACGGGGTTTTGATAAGGCACTGCCTGTCGCCACCCCGTGCCGCCCTGCGCGTGGGCACGTCCGGTTATCAGCTGGCGTTGCGGATTTTCCGCGTCAGCTGCTCAATGTCTTTTTTCACGCCGCATTTCTCATCCAGCTGCAGCGCGCGAGTCAGGTGGTTCAGCGCTGCCGCCGGGCTGTTTTCCGTCAGCAGCCAGCCGATGGACTTGTGCAGGCGGGCGCGTGACTGGTCCGGCATATCCAGCTCGCCGATCACGTCCAGCGTCTGCAGCAGCAGGTCCGCGTCGAAATCCGTTTTTGCCAGTAGGGCGTTTTTTGCGGCGTCGGCCATTTCTTCAGCCAGCACCGTCTGCGTGTTGCGGTTACCGAGGGGCATCGACCAGCCACGGCTGACCGCGTGGCGGCCAATCTCCAGCGCTCCGGCGTAATCGCCGGCGTCAATGCGCCAGAGCATGACGAACATCACCACGTCGTCCTGCTGCTCAGCGCCAGCGGCCAGCACGCCATTCACCCAGGCGGCGTACTTCGGCAGCACCTCAATCTTGATTTCGGCTTTTTTCACGGTGGACTGAATGCCCTTGAGGCGGCGGCGGTCTTCACCGAGCTGCATCAGCATCAACTCGTAGCCGCTGGCGTGGCGAACACTGCCGCCCGAACGGGCGGCCTGTTCTGCCTGAACGCGCTGGCGGTGCTGCCGGGCGGGACTCAGGCTCATGCGTTACGCTCCCGTGTCAGCTGGCTGCGAGGTCGTGGCAACGGCGGCGACAATCTCAATGTTTTCAACCAACGCGGCGCAGCGGTAATCCTCCACCACGTACGCTTCGTTAACGGATTCAAAGTTTTCGATGCGGTCGCGCTTCGGGTTGTCGATAACTGAGCGGCGGCGGGTCTCCTCCTGCCAGTAAATAGACAGGTTATCCAGGCGGGTGATCATCACCGCGTTGGCCGGGAAGAACGGCGCGCGCACCGCCTGCAGGCCGCCCATGCGTTTCTGACTGATAATAAGGTCGGCGGCCAGCTTCTCGGTGTTGGCCTGCTCGGCGTTGACAAGCGGGAAATACTTGTCGGACAGCAGTTCACGACCGCAGATCACCACAAGTTCGTCATCGTCCTGGAAAATCGGGTCGATCAGCTCGTTAACAGCATCCATCACCAGCGCGTCGAGGTTGGCGTAGACACCGCCCTTGCCCACCTTCACCGGCTCGGCTGTGGTTACACCGTCTTTGGTAACGCTACCCATTACGTTATCCGGCGCGTCTTCCCGCAGCTTCTGCAGCCAGCCCTTGTTGACGTCCTGCAGCATCGGGTTGTCGGTACGATTGGAGGTTTTGGCGCGCTTAACGCCGTTGAATCCAATGGTGATGCGATCCAGCGCCTGGCGCTTTACGATGGCGTTACGGATGCGGGTCTGGAAGTCCTGAAACTTCGCCCACATGTCCAGCTTGGCGTAGGTAATCGCGGTGTCAAAGTTGGTCTGCTCGCACTTATACTCAACGCCGCTCATTTCAGTGGGGTCAACCGGCTCGCGGTCTTTCGTGCTGGTATCGGTTGTACCGGCAATTGATCCACCAATGCCCAGCCCCAGCAGCTGGCCGGACTGCTCGCTGACGCCGACCACGTTAACCAGCGTCAGGAATGCGGCTGACTGCTGAATGGTGTCTTCCAGCGTCTGCGCCACAGACGGATCAACGTTAAATTTACTTGCCAGTTCTTCAACCGGCACGCCGTTGAGCTTCGCCAGCTGCGTAAGGTAAGCGTTAAACGCAAAACGGGTGTTCTTTTTCATGGGGTGTGCTGCTCCTTTAGCAGTTGGTCAGATGTTCGGCTGGCGCAGTGCCACCCGGTGCTCGAGGGCGAAACTCTTTGCGGCCGTCTTCGCTTTCCAGCTGCTGTTTCAGCTCGCTGAACGCTTCGCGCTGTGCTTTCAGATCGCTCAGCTGTTCTTTCAGGCTGGTTTCCAGCTGGCTCAGGCGTTCCGCCTGCTTGCCCAGCGTCTTGTCCGTGCGGGTGCCATATGCCTGCTGTTCGCTGGCAATCAGCTCTACCGCCTGATGCACGTCATTAAAGCGAGCGGCATCGGTCTGCTGCTGCTTTGCAAACATGGCTTTGATGCGGGTAAACAGCGCAAGCTTTTCCTCCGGCGCGTCTTCCAGTTCGATCAGGGTTTCGGTGGCGGCGGTAAACAGGTTGTCCGGGTGCTGCTTGCGGTTAGCCAGCGGGTTCTTTTCCGCCTTCGCGCTGAACGCCAGCATTTCGGTACCGAGGCTTGCCGGGTCGTCAGTGGCGGCCAGCCCGACCAGATACGCTTTGCCGGTGTCGGCAAACTTGGTGCTGACCTCCATAGAGGTGAAAAGCTTCTGCCCCTTTTTCACCAGTTCAACCAGCGATTCCGTCGGCAGGATGTCGGCGTAAAGCGCCATTTTTCCGGCCAGCGGGCCGTCGGTAATTTCTTCGGCAACCAGCGCGCTTACCGTGCCGTAGCGGTTAAAGGTGCTGTCCGGCGAGTACGATTTCAGGTGCTCCAGATTGATGGTCGCGGTGTAAACCTGCGGATTGTAGGCGCCGGCCATCTGTACCAGCCATTCGCGGGAAATTTCGCGCCCGTCCGTGGTGGCACCTTCCACCCCGATACGAAAACGCTTTGCAGTTACTGTCATGAGCCAGGCTCCGTTGGATAAAAACGTCTGAGAGCCTTATGTTTGCGGCGGGAGGGGTATCGAAACAACGCGAGGACGTTGTGGCGTAAACCACACAACAGGTGGTAGCGGAAAAGGCACCGGCAGGACCGTATTTTGGGTCCATGACAACGACACTCGCCCCCGAAGACCTCGATCCCCGCAGGCAGGCTATGCTGCTGTACTTTCAGGGATACCGTATCGCCCGCATTGCTGAAATGCTGGGAGAGAAACCCGCAACCGTTCACAGCTGGAAGAAGCGCGACAAGTGGGGTGACTACGGCCCGCTTGATCAGATGCAGCTGACGACCGCCGCACGCTACTGCCAGCTGGTCATGAAGGAGACGAAAGAAGGCAAAGATTACAAGGAAATCGACTTGCTGGCGCGCCAGTCCGAGCGCCAGGCTCGCATCGGCAAGTTCAACAACGGCGGGAATGAAGCGGACCTGAATCCGAAGGTGGCGAACCGCAACAGCGGGCCGCGTAAGCCAACGGAGAAAAACGTATTCAGCGACGAGCAGGTGGAAAAGCTGCAGGAGATTTTCCACGGTTCGATGTTCGGCTATCAGCGCCAGTGGTGGGACGCCGGCAACAAGCACCGCATCCGCAACGTGCTTAAATCGCGCCAGATTGGTGCCACTTTCTACTTTGCCCGCGAAGCCCTGATTGATGCGCTGACCACCGGGCGCAACCAGATATTCCTTTCAGCCAGCAAGGCGCAGGCGCATGTTTTCAAGCAGTACATCATCGAATTCGCTAAAGAGGTGGACGTAGAGCTGAAGGGCGACCCGATGACGCTCGCTAACGGCGCGTGCCTGTACTTCCTGGGCACCAACGCCCGCACCGCGCAGAGCTACCACGGTAACCTGTACCTGGATGAATATTTCTGGATCCCGAAATTTCAGGAGCTGCGCAAGGTGGCGTCCGGCATGGCGCTGCACAAAAAGTGGAGGCAGACCTACTTTTCCACACCATCAAGCCTGACGCACAGCGCTTATCCGTTCTGGTCCGGCGCACTGTTCAACCGGGGCCGCGCCAAAGCGGACCGTGTGGACATCGACCTGACCCACACCAGCCTGACGCCGGGCCGCTTCTGCGATGACGGCCAGTTCCGGCAGATTGTTACGGTACAGGACGCCGTACGAGGCGGCTGTAACCTGTTTGACCTCGACCAGCTGCGCCTCGAATACAGCCCGCCGGAATACCAAAACCTGCTGATGTGCGAATTCGTGGACGATCTGGCGTCCGTGTTCCCGCTGCAGCTGCTGCAAAAGTGCATGGTGGACAGCTGGGAGGTGTGGTCCGACTTCGAAGCGCTGGCGCTGCGCCCGTTTGGCTGGCGCGAGGTGTGGATCGGTTACGACCCGGCGAAAGGTACGCAGAACGGCGACAGCGCCGGATGCGTGGTCATTGCGCCACCTGCCGTGGCGGGCGGCAAGTTCCGCATACTGGAGCGCCACCAGTGGCGCGGCATGGACTTTCGCGCGCAGGCCGAGTCCATCAGAAAGCTGACGCAGCAGTACAACGTGACCTACATCGGCATCGACTCCACCGGCGTCGGCCTCGGCGTGTACGAAAACGTGAAGATGTTTTTCCCGGCGGTAAAAGAGTTTGTTTATAACCCGAACGTCAAAAACGCCCTGGTGCTGAAGGCGTTCGACATCATCAGCGGCGGGCGGCTTGAGTTCGACGCCGGACACCTCGACATCGCGCAGTCATTCATGGCAATCCGCCGCGCCACCACAGCCAGCGGTAACCGCCCCACCTACGAAGCCAGCCGCAGCGAGGAAGCCAGCCACGCAGATTTAGCCTGGGCAACCATGCACGCGCTGGCAAACGAACCCCTGCAGGGCGAATCCGCCAACAGCAGCAACATTGTGGAGATTTTTTAAATGAGCAAACGCAGGAACCGCACGCGCACGCAGCCCGTGCAGCAGAGCAACATGGACGGCGGCGCTACGGCGGAGGCGTTCACCTTTGGCGACCCGGTACCGGTGCTGGACCGTCGCGAACTGCTGGATTACGTGGAATGTGTGGTTACCGATCGCTGGTATGAACCGCCGGTGAGCTTTGACGGGCTGGCGCGCACGTTCCGCGCCGCCGTACATCACAGCTCGCCGCTCAACGTGAAGCGCAACATCCTGACCAGCACGTTTATCCCGCACCCGCTGTTAAGCGGTCAGGCGTTCAGCCGGTTTATTCAGGACTATCTGGTATTCGGGAATGCCTATCTCGAAAAGCGCACCAACCGGCTCGGCGGCGTGCTGTCTCTTGAGCCGACGCTGGCAAAATTCACCCGTCGCGGGACCGATCTAGACACCTACTGGTTTGCGCAGTACGGCCTTAACATGCAGCCCTATCAGTTTGCAGCAGGCAGCGTTTTTCACCTGATGGAGCCGGACCTCAATCAGGAGATTTACGGCCTGCCGGAATACCTGTCCGCCATTCCGTCCACGCTGCTGAACGAGTCAGCCACGCTGTTCCGCCGCAAGTATTACCTCAACGGGAGTCACGCCGGTTTTATCATGTACATGACCGACGCGGCGCAGAATCAGGAGGACGTGGACAACATCCGCAAAGCGATGAAAAGCGCGAAAGGGCCGGGCAACTTCCGCAACCTGTTTATGTATTCGCCGAACGGGAAGAAGGACGGGATTCAGATCATCCCGCTTTCTGAAGTAGCGGCTAAGGACGAGTTTCTGAATATTAAGAACGTGAGCCGCGATGACATGATGGCCGCGCACCGTGTGCCGCCGCAAATGATGGGAATTATCCCAAACAATACTGGCGGGTTTGGTGACGTGGAGAAAGCTAGCCGCGTGTTCGTGCGCAATGAACTGATTCCGCTGCAGAAGCGCTTTGAGGAACTAAACAGCTGGCTGGGTGAAGAGATAGTTCGTTTTGAACCTTATAATCTAGAGGCTAGTTAAATTTTATGCACAGATTATTGATATGAAAATAATTTGTGCATCATTTTTAAACTGCGGGGTTTAAATAATCACCCACTTCGTCGGCCTGCAAGCTAATGTACTCTACTCGCCATTGGTCCATTCTTCTCAAGGCGTATAGATTAAACTCAATGTCTGGAACAGGATTGCAAGACATAAGAGCAATAAGCTCACTTTGTGCAGGATCCCCATGATAACCCATGAAAAGCTCTGTTATATGTGTAACAGCCTTTTCTGCTTCCTCTCTCGCTATCGGACCACTATCAATCGCATCATAAACCACATGAATATTTAACTCATATGGTATGCCTTCTTCCAAATCATTGAAGCGATCCTCACCCAAATCGAAAAAGACGCCTATCAAATAATCCGAATATGCGGCAATGATTTTTGCCAGCTCTTTTTCAAATTTAAATTTCCCACGATCATAGGCACGAAGCCTATTCTCGAAGACATCGGGAAAAGCCGGACGCCCATAGCGTGCCGCAAGCCATTGTTTAAGAGCTTGCTTTTCTTTAGGAGATATAGAAAAAGACTCATCACACGCTGCGCTCGAAAGCTTGTCTTTTTCAATTTTAAACTTGTTGACTTGCTTGAGTTCTACAGCGCTTTGATTTACATCTAAAACGTGTTCAAAATTCAAATGCAGTATTCGCGGATGCTTGGCATGAGAGCAATTGCCAGCCCCTTTTACTAAGGGACCAGCTATGAGTTCAACTTCTGGTTCAGAACTTTGCAAGTCGCAGTCATGACTGATAACGACAACTTTAACGCCGGTTTGCTCTTCCGAAATTATACCTAAGGAAACAGCATCCTCATGCTTAAGAACGTGGCCTTGGCGCCATGTTGTACCAGAATCACCCATATACAACTATTTACTCCTTAAATCCTGACCCAGGTATAGAAACCGAAGACATCCAGCCATCGGTTACCACTCCTTTACTGCCTACCAAATTTGCTTTGGTTCCAGCTTCTTTTAGAGTACGAGCCTCTTCAATCAAGACATTAACTGATTCCTGCCAGTCATCGCCACGCTTTATCAAATCTATGATAGAAAGACCGTCAAACGCTTTCATCTTCGACATGAGTTTAGCGTTGTCAATACCAGCCTCATTAAAGCGGTCAGAGACTCTGCTCAATTGAATGATATAACTTGCTTTTTCTATGTCATCGGGTTGGCTTTCACCTGATAACCATTTGTAAAGAGCCTGCCGAGTAATGCCTAAATCTTTTGCCAGTTCCGACATGGACGGAGCAAGGGTATCTCGAACATTTTTCAGATGGTCAGATACAGTCCTAACATCTACCAATTCATTCTCAATATCATTATCAAATTCAGCTTCAGATTTCATCAATCCAAACTGAACCTTAGATTGCACGTAGCCACGCCACTGGTTCACATCTTTAACGGAGAAATTGGAACCAGTGCTGCTCAAAAATAAAGAGGATGCAACCATTAATGCCCCAGCAACTGTTGGAGCAAACCCGGGCGTTTCATAGAAACTTCCAGTCATAGATTGACGCATATCACACCTCCTCGGCGTTATAACCACTTAGCAGTAGCGTACGGCGAAATCATCTTATTAAAAGTACCTTTAATCACACTATGTAGGGAAGTGAATTGTTCCTCAACCAAATCGATGGATGGGGGCACATTTCCTTCAACATAATGATCGGTATCTATAATGCCATGCCACAAAGGGGACGTAGTCTTGAATCGCTCAAGCATATCAACACCAATAGGCACCATGTCAGGTGGAAACCCTAACTGACCATTCATTTTATGTAAGCGAGTGACTATAAAGCCATTATTAATTACTGGACCAACATTTGTCTGAAAAACCATTTCGTTGACTGATTGAACTTGCTTCAATTTTAAGTCGAGACCATGTAGTCCCTCACATAAATATTGTTCAATCGTTTCACCTGTTTCAGGTAAAACTGCATCTAAGTAACGAAGCCCTAACCGAGTAATCAGAGCTGGCTTTGGATTGTTCATGACTACTGTAAGACCTTTCATCAACTCTTTAAGAAAAGGTTGGTGCGTTTCATAATCCGTTGTGTGATACGTTATGAAATCGTTACCCAAAACAAAGCCCGAAGTCCTGTTCAGATCCGACATATACCATTGCTGAACCGTTTCAAAGGCAGGCTGTGCCGGCTCATTTGGCGCACTAAACTCAAATTTGATTTGAGTAGAGTCCCTACTCTCAAAAAGCGGGTAGCCTTGCAAGCGTAACGCGTCTTGTATGTCATCAACATACTTTTTCATCGCCTTAACCGGCGTGAATTTTATTTGTGCAAGCACATAGTAAACGGGTGCATTGGACATACGTTGGTTGTCGCTCATGTCGCCCTCCTAATTTATCATATCAAAAAACATCTACCAACTGCGTACAGTTTACATCTTGGTTGACACTTTCACCACCTCTTAGTTTCAATCTGTTTCGATTCTAAACATATCCTTCTTCTCGTAGCTGGCGCGCGCTCGTACCCCCGCCACGCCTGCCCGCTTTGCGTAATGGTTTTCATGCAGTGCATGAGATAAGCGAAAGCCCGCCAGAACAGGCGGGCCGAGAGAAATGCGATCCTTCTTAGATCATGCGAATTCATGCAGCATAGACATGCACACCCGCTGCGGCCATCAGGGCCACGCATTACTACTCCGACTGATGCATAGAGCGACTGTATTCGTAGTTGCGCAACCGCGCCATTAGCTCATCTGTCAACTCGGCTACCCACTCAATAGCCATATTCTTCTCGGACTCAGAGCAGTCACTCGCAGCAACAAGTTTAAGAAACAAATCAATACGCTGGAGCTTAACCGACTCTATAAGAAAATCCTGCATGCATCCTCCTTTTCACCCAAAAGCTGTATATGCATACAGTATATAAAAGTAGTCTCAATGTGAAACTCTTTTTTATCTTTCAATAGGATTACTCCAGATCAGCACCGGTCCAATGCAGCTTCCTGAAGTCTTCCATTTTGATAAAAAAGCCGTCGTCTGGCCCCGGCATTTAAGTTACAGCCTCTTTTTAGTAGGCCTATTTCCTCGTCATCCCCCTCAAAACCACGAGCTTTTAGTTCCAGCTCTAACCGTCGGCGCTCTGGCCCCGTACAGTTATTGACAGAACTCCAAGGGGCGGCGATGCCGCCAGAAGGACCAGCCTCCGCTGACGCGTCGGCTAATTTGGCAACGGCTTCCCACTTAACCAAACGCGTGAATACTTCAGAATCCTGATAGTGAGGCGAGTAAATGCCCTGCACGCGCTGCACGTCTTCGGCGTATTCGTTGCCCATTTCGGTGATTTCGTAGCAGAGGCGGATCACCAGATCATCACGCGCAACCAGCGGGCCGCCCTGCGCCATCGTGTAAGACGCCCAGCAGCTAGCAACGGAAGCAGACGCCAGCACGGCGTCCATCTTCTCGTTTGGTAAACGTGCATCGCCGAGGCGGCGCAGCTCGCGCCAAACAGTAACCGGCGCTCCGCCGATCTGCTGGAACTGACGAATGCGCCAGCGCGATGCCCACGCGCAAACGGCCTTAGCCATATCACGCATGTTGGAGCCGGTTTCATCGTCCTTTTCGCCGTCCATCGCAAAGCCATCGATATTCTTCGAGATGTATTTGGCGATGTAACCCGTTGCGCTGCCTTTGGTCGGGTCGATTGGCTCAGCATGGAAACGTGCTTTGCGCGCCTGCGGCGTGTTCAGTTCGTCGGCGTCTTCTTTGCTGGCGTGCTCGCGCATGACCTGCTGCACGCGCTCACGATGTTCCGGCAGCATAAACAGCAGCATGTGCCAGTGCGGCGTCCCATCGTGATGCGGCTCAACGACACGGAAACCGAAAATATGGATTTCTTCGCGGGACAATGCGGCACGAATACGTGCCCACACGCGGCAAAGATAACGCTGCGTATCGCGCGGGCTAGAGCCGTTCCATTTGGTAATGAAACCGCCCTGGCTGTAAACGGAGTGATAACGCGACGGTGCGGTGATCGTATAAAAGTCGCCTACGCAGCCGGTTTCATTGGCAATGTCTTCAAAGCCACGCATTCTAGTCATCAGCTCGCGCCGACGCATTGCCGGGTTCGCGGTGCTGCGATTGACCATTTCATCCATCGCAATGCGATCACCGGTTTCTTTGTTCATCAGGTCGTAGCGCTTGAAGAATTCGCGGTTGCGCTTCTTCTGCTCAACCCACTCCGCCAGCGTGCCGCGTGAAACATATGGCGAGGCGGATTTCTGCACCTGCCCGACTGCAATCGCCATGTGTTCGCGTTGCAGATCGCGCATTTGCTTGAGACGGCCACGCCACCATTCTGGCGCCATCATGCGTAACAGCCCGGACTGCGCTTTACGCAATGACAATTCACCTTTGCAGACGTTGAACTCTGCCCAATATGGCGGCTGGGTGCCGGTTAACGCGGCCAATTCCGCAACATAGCGATAAGCCACGCAGGTTATGGTCTGTTCGTCCGTGTCCTGCGGCATTGAGGTTTTATCGACGAACTCAGCCAGGCTAAGCGAAAGATAGGATGCGACTTTATATGCAAGGTCGCGCACCGCCTGACGGTCAAGTGTCGGCAGGCGATCAAGCTGATTGATGAAAGGCAGCTCATGCTGTGCGGCTTCATCAAGGCGATAGCGACTGCGAACCAGCTGCAAGCGTGGCAATACGTTCTGGCCGATGGTCTTGCGCAGAAACGCATTGGCCCGACGGCGGCCATTATTTGCTGAGAGGATTTTGCTGTAGCGATCGGCAAAGTAGCCTGCCAGATAATCCGGCATATCTTGCAGATACTGGGTGCGCCAGTTATGGTCATCTGGATTGACGTTCCACAGGTGGCGCTCAGAAAGGGACATATTCGCCGGAGCGGACATGCCAAAGGCTTCACGCCGCTGCTGATTTACGGCGTGATATTCACCAGTGAGAAGTTCGGGAAGGTTTTCAGACATGCTCAGCCTGAAGCTGATCCAGTTCTTGCAGCGCAGCATCGACCAGCTCGGCAACGCGGCGGGTTTCCGCCACGAAGCTAGTGATAGTTTTCATCTGGCCGCGCAGTACATGACGGCCAATGACATCAGCAGCCAGATCGCGTGCAAGAAGCACCGGTGAATCATATACGGCCATTGTTTGCGGTACGCGCTGGCGAACTCCGTCGATTTCAAGCCAGCCGAATTGCTCCAACACTAACTGATGCGGTTTACCCGGCTCGCTGGCATTCAGCGCGCGCACTGCATAACGGTCAGTAATCAGGACTCTCAAAGCGCAGCCCCTTTGCAATGCACGCTTTTTAGCTCGCTAATCTCTTTGCAGGTAACGCACAGCTCAACACCGGGTAATACACGGCGGCGCGCTTCGGGAATTTCTTCGCCGCATGACAGACAGAAGAATTCGCTTGCGCCAGCAGGTCGATGAATAGCGGTTGCCAGATTACGTGCCAGTTCCTCCTGCACGCGCTGCTGAACCAGATCCATTGAATCAGCCATTAATGCAGCTCCTGCGCTTGGTTCTCAAAGCGAACGGATTCTTTATCCAGCAGCTCAATGATTTCCGTGGCTGACATCTCTTTGTTTCTGGCGTGAATCGCCAAAGCCGCCAAACGAACAGAAACGGCCAGCGCATCGTCTGAACGCTGCTCGATTTTGGCTTTACTCAGCATTGCGTTTAATGCGTCTGCATCGGCTTCAAAGTTACGGGTTTCTATATTTCGCATTTAACTTTCTCCAGAATTTGGGCAAAAGAATGCCCGGCGGGTTTACGCCATTTAATTTCTTTGGGTTAATTAATTTGGAAGCGTTAGCTTCTTAGGAAATAAACTCACGACTGCGCGAAAGTAATTCATTGCACCGATCAGCGCGGTAATTTCGTCACTCGTCAATTCACTGTATTCAACGTTGTGACGTTCTTTATTGATGTTCGCCAGAAAGAGTAATGCGCTTAGCGCCCTATTATTCTTCTCGTAATTCGCATCACGCTTATCACGCATTTCGTTAAAAAATCGCTTCAGTTCATTACCGCAATCGCCGTACATCATGGTGCGTAATGCGGAAATATGATTTAGCGCACTGGCCCGCTGTCCGGCGCTCATTTGCACAGTAATGCTTTCAGCTTTGTAAGCCATGTTGATTTCTTCCTGTTGCTAGTTAATCCTGCCAGCAGCTCGGCTTGTGAGTTTGCCGGGTGCCAGCGCCTGCCATCCTTTGTCGCGATCCAGCCATGACCGAATGCACGCGATGGGCTTTGCCGCTTAAGCAGTGGTGCAACTGAAAACGCCATCGCTTAAACAACTCCTATCGAAGCACCGATTCCACTCAACACATCGGCAGTGCCGGCCAGCGCGGGATTTGATTGCACGCGAGCCTGAACGGCGATTGCGGCTAGCGTTAAACAGCGAATACCGGCGTTAACGTTCTGAACCAAGTTACGACGACATGCCGCTGAAAATTTTTCCTGGCTAACCACGCCAGCAGCCAATTGCCCAACTTCGGCAGTCGCTTTCAACACATAAGCAGGCAAGTTCTCTTGCGCCACTTCATTGACCGGCACGCACGGCAGGCATTGCAACTGCGCCAACATGCCATCGACCAGCGTTGAGTCTTCTGTCAGGTCGGTGAGGATTAACATCTCGCGGATTGTGAGCTGGTGAACTTGTTCAGGGTTCAGCTTGTTACTGATGGTCTGGGGGTTTAAGCCCGCCTTTTTAGCCAGCTGGATGATGCTGTGCTTTGCAGAAAACGCGCGGCACGCTTCATCGAAATGGCTATGTGTGGAAACGCTGAAATCAAACATGATAAATCCCTTTTGATATCCCAATATGGATGCATCAAGCCTGCATTGTGATTTCACAACCGGCAGCGGCTTCGATAGTGAGAGCAACCATGTTGATTTCGATAAGGCCGTTAAGCCCTTCTTTCTTCCTGATGGGCAGACGGTTTTCGCGATACATCTGGCGAACGGTGCCTTCCTTGTAACCTGTGCGGCGGCAGAACTCTTCTACGGTGATGTAGGGTTCCGAGATCACGAGATTGATTGAAGGGCGCATTGAAAGTTTACGGGTCATGATGCACTATCCTCTGTTGAGTTATAGCCAACTCTATTCATCACTATTAAACACGTCTTGATACGACGAGTGAATATTAGGATCACAAATTGGAAAGGTCAACGAAAGATTTTACGAGTCGTAAAGCTCCAACTTTACCAGAGGGTGGTAAAGATCCCATTGAGCGCATTGTTCAGGCATACGGTTTTGCATCTCGACAGGCGCTGTGTCGGCACTTAGATGTGTCTCAAAGCACTATGGCTAACCGCATAATGCGTGGGAACTTTCCTGCTGATTGGGTTCTGATTTGCTCGATGGAAACCGGCACTTCCCTTGAGTGGCTGACATATGGCCGCGGTGATTCGAACATCACAAATCAAGATCAGCCATCAACCAAAATCGAACTCAGAAAAATCACAAATGGGAATTTTTCATCATCTGATTGGGTTGAATATGACGCTCAGCTCTTACCAAGTGATGTTAAAGCCCCTCTGTTAGTACAATTCGAG